CTCTGTTCCATATCCGCTGCCGCCAGACGCCGAGTCGCCGCTGCCGTTCCCACCCATGTCGGATTGAAGGAGATCAAAATGTCGGACGAGTCGAACACCACATCGCGTTCTCGTTACAGCTCGCAGCGTAGCAGGGTCCCCGCCAGAGAGGAGCACATTCGTGGCCCGCAGCCGCAACCCGCTCCTGCCGGACGAACGCCCACCGTCGCCGCGCCGGTGCTTGAGCCGCATCAGTATCGCGACATCCGGGCCAAAAGATTGGCCAAGGCGCAACCCCAAGCCGCCGTGGCGGCGCCGCGGACGTTGGATGCGCGCGCGCAGGCCCGACAAGCTCGGCTCGCCCGCATCCGGTCCATGGTGCCTGATCAGACCGTGCGCGTGAGCCCACGCGACGAGAGCATACGGAAGTTGCTGCGCCACCCGCTGCGCGGCCGTGGCTTCCCGTCCACCGGCTCGGTCGAGTGGCCGCTCGATACCTTCACGCGGCGGCGCATCCGTGACGGCGACGTTACGATTGAAGGAAACTAACAACTTCCGAAGGCCGTCGCTAAATAATCGCATCCAAATAGGAGAGACAGGTCATGCCTATCAGCTTTGCACAAATCCCAAGTGACATCCGGGTCCCACTTTATTGGGTGGAAGTTGACCCTTCGATGGCCGGGCTACCAATGATTCACTTGCGATCATTGTTGGTCGGCACGATGCTGCCGAGCGGCACTGGGACGCCAGACATTCCGATGATCATCGGCACGCAAGCCCAGGTCGATGACAAGTTTGGAATCGGTTCTGAAATTGCGCGAATGTTTAAGGCGTTCTTCGCGAACAACTTTGCGAATGAGGTGTGGGCCGGGCCAGTTTCAGAACCAGCCGGAAGTCCGGCGGCGGCGCAAGGCGCCATTGTCGTGACTGCTCCTCCTGAGCAGCCCGGTACGATTCATCTGTACATCGGTGGGCAGCATGTTGCCATAAACCACGGCATCGATACGATTCAGCAGATTGCGCAAGAGATCCATGACGCGATCATGGCGACGGGTGCCTATGCTGGTCAGATCGATGATCTGCCGGTGTCTGCTTCTGTCGTTGAGGCGTCGTCTGGCGCCGGCAATGCCGTATCTTCCGGCATCAATCTGAGAGTGCAGTCGGTGATTCCGGGGACGGCTCCGGGCATTGCGATTGGTGACACGATAGCTGGTACCGGCATTCCGTCGGGCACGATCGTCACTTCGCAATTGACCGGGACGGCGGGCCAGGACGGCGACTACACGTGCAGTCAGGACATGACATCGGCGGTGACCGACTTCGATCTCAACTTGACGGCAACGGGCGATATCACGGCTGCGACTGGCAGCACTACGATCACAGTCACAGGCGTGACGGCTTCCGGCGGCACGATCGAGAATGGTCGCAGCATACTTGCGGCAACCGGGAACGCGCCGCCGACCGGCATTCCAGCGGGCACAACGATCGTCTCGCAGATCAGCGGCAACCCACAGGGCGACGGCGACTACACGATTAGCCATCAAACGACTGCTGCAATAACCACTCCTGTGGCCGCGAAGTTTGGTGTCACAGCGCAAGGCGTCGGGATCTCCTGGGGCCAATTCCTCGAAGTGACCGGCTCCACCGGTACGGTCGGCATTGGCGCGCAAGTCACTGGCACCGGCATTCCGCCATCGCCGACCTTCGTCATGGCACAGACATCTGGCACGCCCGGAGGTGATGGCACTTACGTCATCAGCCAGGACGCTGATTGCGGGCCGGCGAGCAGCCCCGTTCCCGTGACCTTCGCCGCAACCGGCAATGCGGTGGTCTTGACGTGCAATTGGAAGGGTGTCAGCGGCAACGATATCAGGGTTGATCTGAATTACTTCGGCAAGATCGGTGGAGAGACGCTGGCGCCGGGCTTGCAGATCTCGTTGCCTCCCTCAAACTTTCTGAGTCTGGGTTCTGGAACGCCCGATTTCACCAAGCTGATAACCAACATGGGCGAGACGGAATTCGAGTACGTGGCGATGCCATACACCGACGCGACCAGCCTCAACGCCTGGGAAACGGAATACGGATTTTCAGACAACGGGCGATGGGGCTGGAAACGTCAGCACTTCGGGCACGTGTTCTCGGCTCGACGCGGTGCGTTCTCTGACTTGATCGCGTTCGGCAACTCGCGCAATAGCGGTGTCGTCTCCGTGATGGCATTCGAGGAGACCGTGCCCACGCCAATGTACGAGACGGCGGCGGCTTACACTGCAAAGGCGCAGCGAGCACTGAGCAATGATCCGGCACGGCCGTTGCAGACGTTGCAATTGCTCGGTTGTCTGCCGGCGCCGTTCCATGAACAGTTCAACTGGCTCGAAATAAATGATCTTGCCTGGAATGGAATGGCGATTCAAAAGGTCTGGCCGGGCAGTGGTTACCCGCAGATCGCCCGAGAACAGACGACTTATCAGCTAAATAACTACGGGTACAGCGATGATGCCTACGAGCTTGTCACCACGCTGGCGACGTTGGCATTGCTGATTCGCAATCAGCGTTACAACATCACCAGCAAATTCCCGCGCCACAAATTGGCCGACGACGGTACGCGCTTTGGGCCGGGACAGGCAATCGTGACTCCGGGCATTCTCAAAGCCGAGCTGGTGTCCGAGTATTACATCGATGAGTACAATGGCCTCGTCGAGAACGCCGCCGCTTTTGTGGCGAATCTAATAGTCGAACGCGATCCGAATAACCCGAACCGGGTCAACGTCCTGTATCCGCCGGATCTCATCAATCAGCTCCGGATCTTCGCCGTGCTCGCCCAATTTAGATTGCAGTACGATAGAGGCGTGGATGCAGAGATAATCGGGCCGAGTTCGCAGTTCTACAGCGGCAGTGCTCAGGCATCGACATTGCCGCCACTGACGTTCGGCGCGTGATCTTCGTAAACGTATCTTGAAACATGAGAAAGCGAGGTAACAAATGGCAATTCGATTCGCGGGCGTGGCGTTCGTCATGGTCGATGGCGCACAGGAGCCGCTGCGCGGGGATCTCACGATTTCCCCGAACAGCTTGGAAAGAACGATGTTAGCGGGGCAAGACGGCATCCACGGTTATCAGGAGTTGCCGCGGGTGCCGTACATCGAGTGCAGTTTGAGCACCTTGCCACAGGTCAGCGTGGATGCGCTTGAGCAGCAAACGAATGTGACCGTGGTTGCGCAGCTTGCCAACGGGAAGCAATATTCCTTGCAAGAAGCGACTTGCAAGGGCGGCATCGAGATCAACGCCCGTGATGGCCAGTTGCGCGTGAGATGGGAGGGGACTCGCTGCAACGAGATGGGGTTCTAACAAAATAGTCGAGGTGAACTCTTTGGTGGGCGAGAGACCAAAGAGTTACACCCGTTGCGCCGTGCCTGCCTTGCCTCGCCATGCCATGCCAAACCCCGCCTCGCCCGGCCACGGCGGGCCTTGCCTTGCCAAGCAGCATACGTAGCCTGTCCAGAGGGCAATAGTACATACATTTTTTTGGACGAATGGGAGCGGTAATGAATAAACCAGTACCTCGCGAAGGCTTCATTCAGCAGGATCAGGTCGAGATCGAAACGGCGGTCGTTGCAGAGTCAGCGGCCGCGCCGGCCATAGAGCCTGCCATAGAAGAAGAAGAAAAACCGACCTACGAAGAACTGGAAGCGGAGGTCAAGCGGCTCCGCGAGCGGCTTGCGCCTCCGCCGGACGCGTGGCCGCTGGTGATCAAGCTCCGCCATCGGCCGATCAAGGCGCCGGGGAAAGACGGCAAGGAGGTGATGATCAACGAGCTGTCATTCCGCGAGCCGCGAGCCAATGACATGATCAAGGCCGGCGGCAATCCCGTGCGCGTGGCATTCATGGGCGTCGTCGATGGCCAGCCCAACTATGACTATATGATCGACGATCATCGTATGACCAAGGTCATGGCAAATCTCATGGGCATTCAAGATGCTTATTTGATGGCCCTCGATCCTCGCGACTATGCTTCCGCGGCGTACAGGTTGCGCCGTTTTTTTATCTCGGATCAGGGGCTGTGGTAGACCCGGACGAATTCATTCTGAATTGCTACCGGCTTGCTGATCGCTACCACATGGATCCAGAATATTTGTTAGACATGCCGATGTCGCGCATCGCGATGCATGTCCACTACACTATTAAGCTCATCGACGCGCAAACGCGCGCTCGCTCGCGGGAAGAGTGAATGGCTGAGCAGGAGGAACTACAGCTTCGCGTAACCCTGGACGATCAGGCAAGTGCGCAGCTTGCCGCGTTGCGTGGCCAGCTTGATCAGATGCGCAACGCTGGCCCCGTCACTGCGCAAGTGCAACAGGCTGCTCCGCAGATAGTTGCCGCCATCGGTGATGTGGTGAAGCAACTCACCGCAATGGCGGAACAGATTGGTCAACTGCCGGCGCAAATTACTGCGGCAATGTCTGGGGCTGTTCAAGGGCTACAACAAGTCCAAACTTCGCTAACGCAAGTCAGCGCGCAGGTTCAGGCGACCGGTCAAGCCGTCGCAGGTATGCCGGCCCATGTGGCTCATGGCACGCAAGCGCTCGGCACGGCAATCCGGCAGGCTGGCTTCTTTGGTGGCATCGCGGCTGGCGTGACCATGGAGTTCATCGGTCAACTAAAGGCCCTTGGTAATAATCTCATCGAACGTGCCACCGACTTCAAGGGCCTCGCCAACTCGATGGAGAATCTTGAGACTCATGCCCGCGGCGTCAACCAGACGATGACGGGGTATAAAGGACTAACGGAGCAACTCCAATTAGGAGGTATGAGCGCAGAGCAAGCGCAAAAAGTGGTCAGTCAATTTTCTGATCTGAGTTTGGAATTGAAACAATACGGTGCGGAGAACGCGCCGACTACCCATCGGCTCATACAGGATACTGATCCGGCAACCACAAATTACATCTTGAAGACGATGAAGGCGATGGAGGGCGCCCCGATCGAGAAGCAGATCAATCTGTGGACCGAGCTGCGGGAGAACATGCAGCGGACGATGCAGGCGGCGGGCAAGGGTGAGGGATTCGAGGCGGCGTGGAAGGAGATTTCGCAGCGCGCTGGCATTGATCCTGAAGCGTTTGAGAGAATGAAGGAGGGTGTACGCCTAAAGAAAGAATTTGATGCGCCTGGACGTGAGGCAAATTATCTGGCGCGTACGGAGGAAACGAGGAAGTTTGCCGAGTTGTCTAAGCAGGCGTCCTTCTACTGGATAGACATCGGTCAAAGCCTCGCCGGGAGCCTGTTGCATGGGCTCGGACTCAATACTGCCATGGGGGAATTGAACCAATGGCTTGAAAGTGCGCGTACGCATCTGGAAACTTTCGAGAGGGTTTACCGAGAGACCGGTGATTTCGAGAAGGCGGTTGCAGCCTTAGACCCGGCCTGGGCTCCATTCGCGAGGGAGTTGCATAATGCGTTAACAGACCTCTCAAAGATAGGCCCCGAGATCAAACAGTGGAAAGAGTATTTCGCGGAGCAGGCGGGTGCCATAACAGCATGGTGGAATGCGCTGCCGGAAGGATTGAGGGACGTCCTGACTGGGAAGTATATGGAGAAAGCGCATCAGGGACCACCGCCGCAGATCAGCGGTCGCGAGCCGACGTATTTGGAGAAGCTCGATCCCCACAGCAACTACAACATATTTGAGAGGATGAAGGAGCAGGGATTTTCGGACGAGCAGATTCGCGCGTATTTTGAGAAGTACAAAAATGCTCCGCCAGAGCATGCATGGACGCCGCTAGGGCATGAGCTTGGGCTTAAGTGGGGGCGGCAGCCTGGAGCACCAGAACCAGCGGGCCGGCCACCAGAACAACCGGCAGGGCCGTTACCTCCGCAGCAGCCGTCGGGGACAGAGCTGACACCAGAGCAACGAGAGCGATTGCAGCGTCGCTACAGGCGAGGCGGAGGCGAGGCACCTCAGCAGCCGACGCAGCCACCTATTGGTGAATTGCCTGATGGTGGCAAGCCAATCATCATTCCTCCAATCGAGGTGAAACCGCAGCCACCTACTGATGGTGGCAAGCCAATCATCGTTCCTCCAATCGAGGTGAAACCGCAGCAGTTTCCTGAGACCCCGCAGGGAGAGCCAGAGCTTAAACCTCGGGGGCCATTTGATCCAATCCCGACTCCGCCTCCTCCCGGTCCGAGCGAGGGGAAGGCTGCTAATGTTGAGCCATCACAAAGGTTTCCTCAGTTTCCTCGTTCGAGCCGCGTTGAGGATTATCGGCCTCCTGGCGGTGGTGAATATGTTTCCATGTTTGATCCCGGTGCCGCAGAGAAAGTGCAGCAACATCTCAAGGAGTATAATGAGCGACTGACAACGCCAGAGGGACAAGCTTGGCTGAATGCGGAAGAACCGAGGTTCCCTGCTGGGTC